CTAAGGACATGGATAGTCCTATTAAGGCAGATGACCTTACTGGTGGATTAGGTGCAACTGGTCTGGCTGCTATAGCCGCTCTATCTTTATTTGCTAAAGAAATGGGTATGAATACAGACATACTCAAACTACCACAACAATTAAAATCAATTAAAGGAATGGCTACCTTTGCAAAAGGCATAGGTAATCTTGCGACATTAGGTTTAGGTGGTAAATTAGCAGATGATGTAAAAGACGCATTGAAGGCTACTAGACTAAATCCAAAAGGAATTGGTCAACAACTAGATTTATTTGATGACGCAGTAAAAACTAGAAACACTAGTATATTTAAAACTATAAGTGATACTTATGGTAAAACCGTAGATAATATTGCCGATACATTTAAAAATATTAAGGCGTCAATTACAAATAATAAAGTTATTGCAACGATAACAAAAAATTTTGATGAGGCAGTAAAATCATTACAGGCAACATTTAGACCAGTAACAGCAATCTTTGTTGGTAAAGGTGGTTTATTTAATGCTACAGATGGACCATTAGCACAAATATTTGCCAAGTTAGGTACATTTGGTAAAGCAGTTAGTAAACTATTCTTACCTTTGACTATCATTCTTGGTATATTTGATGGTGTAAGTGGTTTTATGAAAGAATACGAAGAAACAGGTTCTATTGTAGATGGTATTAGAGGTGCAGTTGTTGGTATTGTAGATGGATTTATTGGTAGTTTTGTAAGATTAATAACAGATTTACTTGGCATGGCATTATCATTTTTAGGTTTAGATAATCTAGGTGCATTTATTTCCGATATGGGAGAAAAATTAACAGGCAGTTTTAGTGATGTAGTTGGTGGCCTAGTTGACTTTATAATGGGTATATTTACATTTGATGGTGCTAGAATATGGGCAGGTGTAAAAGGTGTAACTAGTGGTGTCGCAACATTCTTCCTAGATTTAGTTACTATGCCGTTAAACATGGCAGTAAATTTCTTAAAAGATATATTTAATTTTGGTGACCCCGACAAACCATTTAACTTAATTGACTTCTTATTAGGACCAGAGGGTATTGTAATGTCAACATGGGAATGGTTTAAAAGTTTATTCTCATTTGACTTCTCATCATTAAAACAAAAATTATTTGATATGGGCTCAATCTTTAAAGGTTTAGCAATGGGTGGTATAGCGGCTGCAAAGGCAGTATTACCAGGCGGTGAAAGTCCTGCTGAGGCATTTAGAAGAGTTTTCCAATCTTATACAAGAGGTAATGATATTGACCCAGAGCCTAAAGAACCAGATTTAAAAGAAATTGAAAAAGTTACCACGCAAGATGTAGCTGGTAATGTTGCAGAAACGGTTTACAAAACAAGTACGATTAACAATGCTGGTGCTATGAATAATGGTGGTAATAATATTACTATAGATAATAGTACAAAAGCAAATCAAAATGTATCTAACGCACAAAACAATATGATGGCGGCTAAATTAAATACAGGCGTTGACGCATATCACGACAGAGCTGCATTTTCTGTATGGTCACCTAGTACATGGTGGGAATAATTAATACTGACCTAATTCTTTTTCTGTAATTATTTTAAACTTCATACCATTATCACTACAATAAGATTCAGCGGCTTGCCATTTCGCTTTGTTCTTGATATATTCATAACTTTCACGCATAAATGTCCTAGTCTTCTTTTTGCCTGCTTTTGGTTTTGTAGTTTGCCTAGATGGTTTTATTTCAATCATAAACTTATCATTATTAGAAGTTTTAATTACAAAGTCTGGAAAGTATCTATGGTATTTCTTGTCTAGTGGATTGTAATAACGAACTGGTAACTCTTCACTTGCCCATGCTGTAACATCTTCATTTAGGTCGCAATAACGCATAAATCTCCGTTCTAATAGAGACCTATATACTATTTGATTGGTGTTACCAATGTATTTCTTGGGATTGGTGGGTTTATATAATCCTTTGTAACTCTTTCTCATATCATACCTATTTCTTATATAAATATTACTAACAAAGGTATTTATCAATGGCATTAAAAGCATTAAAAGGACATTTAAAGAATTTAGCGACACCATTTCTATCGAACATGGCAAACAACTTCTTTAGTGGTGCTCAATCAAGCGCCATGGACGCAGGTAAGATGGCGAGTGTTCTTACAAAGAAATCACCGTTTGAGATACCTGATTCACCAAATGAAGGCACAAATAGAAACCCATTGTCATTTAATCCTGTAATGTACCCTATTGACCTAGGTTCAAAAGAATTAGGACATTACATAATATTTGAAAGTGGTTTCCATGGTTATAGTAGGTCATTTGTTGGCATGGGTGGTGATATTGGTAACACAACTAGAACAAATAATCCAGGTAAAATTACATCTAAAACACCAACACATAGAATTACTACATCTGGTATAGCATTGTATATGCCACCAAATGTTAAAGTTTCATACAAACAATCATTTGAAGGTGACGAAGGTGGTATGTCTGCTGATTTAGAAGGCGCAATAAAAGAATTTGTAAATGCACCTACAGCTGGTGCAAAACTAGACGCAACATTAGACGGCGTTGTAGGTCCTATCGCTAGAAGAGCAAAAGAGGCCGTTGGTTCGTTTGCAAGCTCAGCAGGTATGGGAGACCCATTTAGATTAGGTATGAAAAGAGCAGGCGCAGCTATGAACCCTAGAAACGAACAATTTTATAATACACCAGAATTTAGAAACTTTACTTTTACATTTGATTTTTGGCCTAGAAATAAAGAAGAGGCAGATGTTGTAACAGAAATCATTAAAATATTTAAATACAATTCATCACCAGGTTTATTAGCCAAAGGTTCAATGTTTTCTATACCAAACTATTTCAATATTAAATACATGTTTGCAGAGGGCAAAAACCCACACTTACATGATTTTGGTAATTGTTATTGTACAAGTGTTGATGTAGATTACGCACCAGATGGTCAATATACAACATTTGGTGACGGACATCCTGTACACACTAAATTAGATGTATCATTTGTTGAAGATAAGATTATTACAAAAGGTGATTTTTCTTTTACAAGAGGTAGTACAATTTAATGTCATTATATTTTACACAATTTCCAATTATTAATTACAATATAACAGGCAAGAATAGTGATTTAAAGGCCGTAGTAGATATATGGCGAAGAGTCAAAGTTAGAAGTAAAATTGTAAATGAGATTTCTATACTAGACAAATATGATGTACAAGAAGGTGATTCACCTGAAGTTGTTGCTTACAAAGTATATGGTTCTACAGACCTATTTTGGATTGTATGTTTGATGAATAATGTTGTCAATAGATATTATGATTGGCCGTTAGACGAGTTTACATTTCAAAAATTTGTAGCAGATAAGTACGATAATCCTGAAGGCATACATCATTATGAGATTACACAAAAAAGTGGTAAACAAAGTGCTGATGGTCCGTCAGACTATGAACATAAATTGGTGGTAAATAGTACGACAGAGGGTGCTGTATCAGTATCAAATATACAACATGAAAGAAGATTACAAGACGCTAAAAGACAGATTAAGTTATTGCCACCGACATATGTTAGTGCATTTATAGAAGAATTCCAATTGTTAATTAATAGTTAGTTATGATATGGCATACAGAGATACAAGCACATTAGATAAAGTTGGTCAGTTTAACCTTGACAAACTTGAAATAATATCCTACAGACAAGACAAATCAGAGGCCGGTCCTAAATTAATGGACATAAGAGGCATTACACTTAACTTTGAAATTGCTGAAGATATACTATCAAACAATCTAGTTGGTAGTTTAATTGTATATGACGCACAGGATATTAAGACACTATTACCAATTACAGGTTTAGAAAAGTTATCTTTTAAAATGTCAACACCTGGTTTTGATGGTTATGATTGTACAAGTGAATCAGGTCACCCTATGCAGATATACAAGGTTGACAAAGTAAAACTAGACCCTAAAACAGGTAAACAACAATTATATAAAATATTCTTTTGTAGTGAAGAGATGTACTATAACACACTTAATAGAGTGAGTCAAGCGTTTGAAGGACCTATTGAGGACGCAGTTGATAAAATCTTTAGAACTAGAACATATTTAAATTCCAAAAAACCACTATTCTTTGAACCAACAAAATCAAATAGTAAGTTTGTAATACCAAATTTAAGACCATACAAGGCAATTGGTATGTTATCTTCAATGGCTAAAAGTGCCAAGTATGACAATGCTGGGTATCTATTCTATGAAACATCAAAAGGTTTTCAATTTAGAAGTTTAGAGTCTATGTTGGCAATGGGTGGTGCCTCATTAAGACCACCAGCATGGAAGTTTATGACGCAAATTGTACCTATTACGGACACCAAGGTAGAGGGTGTAAAAAATGTAAAAAGAAGAATGTCAACGGTAATTAATTACCAGTTTGATAGACCAGTTGACACAATGATTAATATTATGAGTGGTATGTTATCTAATAGATTAATTGTACATGACGCATTTAATAAAACACTAACGACTACAGACTTTAATTATAAAGAGAAGTTTGCTAAGAGTTTTCATACAGATGAAGGCACAGATAATTTTCTATCACCTGATACACCATTTGGAGATACAGGCAAGACATTATTTGAACACCCGCTATCAATGTTAATGACCATGACAGAAACAAGTAAGATACACAATAATTATGAGTTTCCTAAAGCTGCCGAGATATTACCATTAATCGTATCACAAATGCAGACAATGAAGAATATGAACTTAAACCTAGAAGTGTATCTAAACACCAATATAAATGCAGGTGATGTAATAGAATTTAGTAATCCAGTTATACAACCAAAGGCACCAGGCGAACAAGAAGAAGAAAACCCATATGCTAGTGGTAGATTTCTAGTATTAGCAGTAAAACATATAGTTAATATAGAGGCGGAACAAGGTAGTACAATCATCAAATGCTTTAAAGATAGCGTTAGGACGCCATTACCGAGTGAATCCGACCCATTAATAGTAGGTACCGAAGAAAAAGAAAAGGCAGATATAAATGAAGCAGATTTGGCGATATCCACATAGAAGCTTAGAGAATCCTTCGAGTCCGGCGCTTCCGAAGGCTGGCCTATGTAGAGGATATGTAAGAGAAATAAATAGAAAGAACGATATTAAGATATAGAGAGGTGATAATTTAGTGTTTATGAACAATTTTGAGAGTGCCAATTGGCCTCATATAATTAAAAAGGAAAAGAATATGTTAGGAAGAGTTTACTTATATGTAGAAGAGATGATAAACAGAAAGTATCCTCAACCTCGTAAAGGTACACTTGAAGGCCATATAGAGAAGGCCAAAGAGAAACGATTATCAGAGAGATATATCAGAGGGAACTTAGCCGACGCCTTCGGCGTACTGCGTAGTCTTAAAACTAGAATACGCAATTACATAGACGGAAAAGATAGGTCTCCAAAGTATTTAAGTGGCCTGCGTAAGAAAAAGAGAAATGGCAAATAAATGCGTATGGCTAGCGTATTAAAAGGCGAGCAATATCGGAAAATTTTAAATGTATAACAATAATTTTTTAGGGAAAAACGGTTTTATTTGGTTCAATGGCGTAGTTGAAGACAGGCAAGACCCACAGAAACTAGGCCGTTTAAGAGTGCGTTGTGTAGGTATTCATACAGACGATAAGAACTTATTACCTACGGCCGACTTACCATGGTCGCAAGTCATTCACCCTATTACATCATCTGGTATATCCGGTTTAGGCCAGTCGCCGAGTTTTATCGTAGAAGGCAGCTGGGTCTTTGGGTATTTTAGAGATGGTAGTAATTGTCAAGAGCCGATGGTGATAGGTACTTTACCTGGCAAGCCGTCTGAATTGGCCGACACCTCTAAAGGTTTTTATGACCCTAACGGTGTTTATCCCAAATACAAAGATGAGGTGGACACAAATAGACTGGCCACCAATGATAGTAATAACCCACACCTAGGTTTAGAATTGCGTAAGGCCACACGGAAGTTAGATGTGCCTACGGCAGACTTTGATATTATAACAATTGATTCGCATGTTGGCAACCAGATAGCCGCTTCTGACGGAGATACATGGTCGCAACCTACTATACCCTATAATGCAACCTATCCGTACAATCATGTATTTGAAAGCGAATCAGGCCATATTATAGAAATAGATGATACACTAGACAATGAGAGATTACATACGCAACATAGAACAGGCACCTCACAGGAGATATCGCCAGATGGTACGCAGGTTAATATAATTAAAGGCGACCATTATAACATATTATCAGGCAAAAGGCAAGAGGTTATTGAAGGCAACGCAGATGTTACAATAGATGGCCGTCATAAGGTGTATATTAACAAAAGTGGTACATTAGATAACCACTATGATATACAGATAGGACCTAACGCATCCATAAACATACAGGTAGATAAGGGTAATATAAACCTGGTTACCAAAGATGGCCAGTTAAATGCCAATGTGGGTGGTGACTACAATCTCAAGGTATCAGGTGATATGAATGTTAAGGTAGATGGTGCCTTTAAAGAAGATATCGCAAAAACAAAAACATCAAATACACAACAGGCCGTTCTACACACAGGCCAGACATTTAAAGTCTTAGCTAACAGAATAGACTTGAATGAGTAAACCGAAAAACCACCACAGAAAAGCGCTTATTAAAACTAAAGCGATTCGCTAAACTATAAATGCAATAACATCCAGCAAACATATAGGAAAGACAATAATGTTTATTAAAAGTTTAAAGGAAAAATTCTCGGATATAAAAAGTCGTTGGAAGAAGGCCGTCAATACAGATAATATAATAGACTTTTCAGTAGATGTAGGTTTGATTGCGTTTGATGTATTATCTAGCCCTATTCTTATTGTTGTTCGTATTATCAGATTTTACTTTAAGAAATTCGTTAATAAATACTTAAAACGCTTTTTAAAGTGGTTTGTTCACAAAGTATTAAGGATTAAATAATGACAGATAAACAATTTTGGATTGTATTTGGTTGTGGTGTTCTCACAGGCCTATTTCTATTCTCTATTACATATTCGTTTCTATTCATAACGGCCAATCTCTAAATCTTGGTTTTTATATATATCGGTGTTAATCGTCCCCGGTAAGCTCCAAGACCATTCCTAAAAAACATGTAAAAAATTTCCGGAA